GTTTGTGGTTCCGATGAGTGACAGGCCCGCAATCTCACCAGTGAACAGATATTCATAGGTGTCTTCGTTATCGATGGCTACCGTTGCCTTGAAGTAGGAGGTATCCGCGTACTGAAGAGTCAGGTAGCGCAACTGGTATCGACCGCTGATGATAGCGGCTTGTCCACGCCCCGCAGAGCCCTTCAGGTAGGGCGCAGAGAACTCGTAGGTCATGGTGTAGGCCGTGCCGATCCAGACCGCCTTGGCACTCCAGTCGCCAGCCACGACCACCGTACCAGCCGTGGGATCAGAGTAGGCCGTGCCGCTCACCGTGCTCAGGGTGTAGCCATCCAACGTCACGACCTTGGTCTTCCCTGCCGCATAGGACATGGGCTTGGGCAGGGTGAAGGTGGTACGCCCCGTGGAGGAGTTGTAGGAACCCTGACCAGCCGCGTAGTACTTGCGCTGATCGAGGTGGGTGATCCAGTTCTTACCGGAGATTGCAATATCGTTGATGCCCGCACCCATGCGGATCTTCTCAATGCTGATGTAGGCGGTGGAGTTGGTACGAGACCGCAGCATCACGACATACAGGTCAGACTCAATGAAGCCAGCCCAGATTGCCTTGGCAAAGGCATAGGAGTTGGCATCTGAATCCTGAAACGTAAAGCGGAACCAAGCCGACTGCACCCGCTCATTGTTGGCATTGAAGTAGCGGTAGCCGTAGATGTCTCCATTGGCAACAACTACAGCCAGATTCTCATGGGTGGTGGCGGCCAGATGACTGACGTTGCTCGGGATGTACCGAGAAACATTGTTCGTCAGATCGTTGGCAAGGTAAGCCCCGCTCAGGGACGGCTGCGGAACCAGTTCACGCATTCCAGTAAAGCCGCCATTGGAAAATGTGAAGAAGACCGAGTTGGCCGAGGGGATGGGCCGAATGATGGAGGCCTGATTCTCAAACTCTGCAACCTGAAGAATGCCAACAGATCGGGGAGACAGAGCATCACCGCTACGCAGGACCATCTGGGTCGTGGGCGTGAACAGGATCAGATCGGAGTTGAAACTGACTGCAGCCGTGATCTTGCCGATGCGGGGGCTGCTAGAGGCAATGTCAATCGGGTCTGAATCTGAGACATCCAGAACACTGGTGCGGAAGAAGTTGAAGAACTCCGACACCTCGCTGAAGACGATGTTCTCACCCGACATGAAGCCAAGACGGCTCTGGTGGTACACCATGTCCTGAATCGGGTAGCCAAGGAAGGACGGGAAGGGATTGCTGTTGTCATCCCCAACAAGACGGCTTTCCCACTTGAAGGCATTGTAAACCGTTGCAGAATCCGCCGAGGGCCGTCCGTTTCCTGTTGAAGGAGTCGTTCCATCCGCCTTCTTCAGCATAAAAGATCCATCAGACTGACGAATCAGCAGCAGGGGCATTTTCGAATAATCCCACAGGTACTTCACACCCGGGCCAACCGTTTCCTCCCAGACTCCGCGAGAGAAATCGCCATTGTCGGCCCTGAACTTGACGTAGTAATCGTCTACATCAGATTCTGCAGAGCCGAGTACCTTGACCATGTATCCGTGGGGAGCGGTAGGAGGAAGATCCTCAAGCCGTTCTACCTGATCACGGATAAAGACAATTGCATCTCCTGCAAAGTCATCCTCAACGGTTGCAGTAAATGCCTTGGCTCCACCCTTGATGTAGATCACGTTATCAAGGTGGACAGAAGTTGAGTAGTTTCCTCCGGCTGCCTGAATACCTCCAGCAGGTCCACTATAGGTTCCGGTGCTCTGCGGCTCCTTGGTAGTCATTGAAGTCGCAGAATTGATGTTGTGAGAAACACTGACCTTGTACGTTCCAACCCCACCAGTTCCAGTACCAAAAGAAACAATCGTTGTTCCGGCAATAACATTAGTTCCAAAAAGTTCATGGCCGACAACAATGGCTCCCGATCCAGTTCCCATTGCGCTTACAGTCATCAGATCTTGACTAACAGTTGCCGTAAAGGACGCAGAAATAGGATTGACTGGAACCACGCCATCTGCAAAGATCTTGGTCACATAGTTAGTTCCCATCTTTCCAGACTGTCCGGTGGTCACCGTAAATGAAGACACCACTGGAGTAGTCTCAATCGTGGTCAACGTCAGCGCATACTTTCGGCTGTAGTTAGACTGACGAATCCAGACCAGACCAGCCCGGGTGTAGTCTGTGGGATTAGAAGTGGACAGCGTGTTCTGCGCTGCAGTGTTCGTATTCAAATTGGAGATAAACGTGACATCTCCAACAGTCAAAGCCTTACGCTGCGTCTTACTGGCTGTCTCAAGACTCACTCCCGGATCGATATAGACGATCTGACGCGCTCCATCATTCTTATAAACAGTCGGAGTGCCGTCCTGCTGAATGATGACAAAGTACCGCTCATTTGCATCCCGCTCAATCGTGTGGATGAACGGGGGTTCGGTCAGATTGCAGAACAGCCCATTTCCACCCGCATTGGCCACAAGCGCAACAAACTCCGTAGGAGGCCGCTTAACCAGACCCTCCACAGGAGATGGGACGGCATTGTCGATGGCCTGTGCCTCGTTGTAGGCCCGCACAGCAGGAGGCTGCTGACTAACGCCACCAACGAGATTCGGAATTGGGGTAGTAATCAGGGGCATCAATAAACTCGGTAGGAGCCTTGACGGAGGAAGGTACGGGCCATGTCGTAACTGTCGAACATGGAGTAGTCGCCAGTCTCGTTCTCAAACTCAGTCATACGAGCCAGCGCAATGGTTTCATCCTGAGCGGTAAATGAGTGGAGAGTCGTGGAGCCGACCATGCGGTCTTGGAAGATACGGGCAGAACGGATGGCCACATATCGCTTTGCGCTCTCGGGCATATCGTCAAAGTCCATCAGGATGATCTGGGTAGTCACCAGAGGCTCCGTGAAGGAGTAGGTGTTGTTCATCCGATCATACAGGCGATTGCCACGGACCACGACATCCACATAGGGATACGAGACCCGATCCGTGTCAACACGGACAATGCTATCGCTGACATAGATGTAGCCCGTGCTAGTCTCGGGGGCCATCTCAATCTTGTCATTGGTGTTGAACTGCCAACCATAAGTCAGGACTTCGCGGGTGATCTCATCAAGAATGCTCTGAGCAATCAGGGAGTCTGCCCGCTGTGCCGAAAGGGAGTTGACCGGAGGCTCACCCACGGTGGACAGCATCGTATTGATTGCCTGAAGTTTGGTGGTCTTGGTAAGAGCCATACTTGATCCTAAAGTCAAAGAAAAGAGAGGGTGGAACCCAACTAAGGGAACCACCCTCTCTTATTCAGAAGGTGATCTACACTCGGCTATTAGGCCGTGGCGTAGAGTTCGAAGCAGCACTCATCGCGAAGCACACCGTGACCCATTGCGTACTTAGCAAGCAGCAGGGTTCCGAGGCGTTCCGTGATGTAGTCGGTCTCAAGCGACAGGTCCATCAACTTGACCGTACCAACACCTTCACCATGGAAGATGATGCCACGAGTCGAGGTGAAGTTAGCACCCGAGTAACCAGTGTTAGCACCGAAGATATCGTTCTTGATGCCAGCCGCACCATGAAGGGCATCATCAGAACCACCCGACTCATCAGCAGTCGGAAGATGATTGCTCTTCTTGATCTGGATACCAGCAACAGACATCACCATACCGGAAGCAACGCTACCGTTCGGATCATTGTAATCGCGGTTGATGGCATCGCTGTCGCCGTTCACCAACTTGTAGTACTCAGCCGGAGGAAGAACGGCATAACGGCCATCGTTAGGAACATTCTTCTCATCCATCTTCGTAGCCGCAGCAAAGAAAGCGTCAATCAGAGTCCCGGTAGTCGTGTCAGCAGCACTACCAACACGAATGCGCTCACCAGCATACGGATCCTTAGCGGTAACCTTAGCGGCCTCGTTAGCGTAAGCAGAGGACGAGAAGCGCGGCTGAAGGTTACGAGCACCACCGATCACAGTACGGATCAGGTTCTTGTCTGCGGCATAAGCCAGAGCGCGACCGATTTCCGTGCTGTAGATGCTGCGAACATCATAGTGGTTCTTCATCTCATCGATGTCAGCCACAAATGCGCTCGACAGGAGAACATCATCAATGAAGATGACCTTCTCATTGTGCTTGAACTTGGACAGGTACTTGGAAGAAATACCAGCGTTGCCTTCAAAAGCAACCGTCATGTTAGCAGCGGTATTGCTGGCCGAGGTCGTATTGCCGTAACCAGTCGTACCAGTCGTGCCCTGCGAGAGAATCGACTCACCGGGAGTGTGGTAGCCAGCAGCAGCAACGCCAGTGACGGGGAACTGAGCCGACTTGCCGCTCTGAATGGTGCGGACACGGTGCAGAGGCATCATCACGTTGTTCTTTTCAAACGTGGTGATAATCTCGCCCGAGAACACCTTCAGGAACAGCGCATCAACATCATTCGCCAGATTAACCTGTCCCAGACGGGACGGCTGAGAGGGAATAAGTGCCATGTGTGTGAATCCTAAATAGAAAAAGTGAACTCTTTAGATGGGACGATTTGCCTTGTGCTACCAGTTGTCCCTCGCAAGGGGCCGACAGCCTATCAGCATCTCCCCAGTCCATCTGAAACTGGAGAAAGAAATGAACCACTCAGATTTCTCTGAATGGTTCGGTGACCTACGCTAAACGGTGTTAAGGCGTGGTACG